TGCCACGGGCTCAGAGCGGTATCAAGAACTTGAAGAGAAGTTAAGAAGCTCGGAAGGCGCAGCAAAGAGCATGGCTGACACTATGGAAGGAGGTGTTGGCGGGGCAATTCGAGAGATGGAGTCCGCACTTGAAGAACTCATGATAGTTCTGGGGAATATAGTAGTCGCGGGAGTCACTCCACTTATAAAATATATCACTGATCTGGCAGACTGGTTCTCGAAACTCCCTGCTCCAATTCAACAAACCGTTGTAGCTATAGGAGCGTTATTGGTGGTAATTGGATCGCTCCTCGTAATACTCGGCTTGGCTGCCTCTGCAATCGGTTCTATAGCTACATTATTCGGCGCAGGTGGTGCTCTCGCGGCAGCTTTCGCCTTTGCGAAAGCTGCTATAGCTGGAATAGTTACAGCCCTGGGTTCTTTTGCTCTGCCCATAGCGTTAGTTATCGCAGCCGTCGGTGCTCTTGCTCTTGCCTGGAAGAACAACTGGTTTGACATTCAAGGAAAATTCCAGGCTGCAAAAACCGCCATAGAAACAGCTGTAAGAAACTTTTCGAATACGCTGCAGCAGCTATGGCATGGGCTGATAATGGCAGCCGGAAACCTGAAAACGAACCTCTCAACGACCTGGGACTCAATCAAAACGGTTTTCTCGACTGTTGGAAACACGATTGTTTCAGCGGTCCAAAACCTATATGCTGGACTGCAAAGTAGGTATAATTCCTTGATAGCTGCAGGGCAAAGCCTGCTTGCTTCCTGGCGCACTCACTGGACGAATTTCCAGACAGCCATCAGCACAGCTGCAGGTGCAATATCCAGCTATTTAGGCACTCTATACTCAAACATTCAGTCAAGGTTTGCGAGCATCAAAACTGCAGCCTCTTCCATTCTTTCGGCTTGGAAAAGCCACTGGTCGAGTTTCCAGTCTGCGACCTCGGCAGCTGCTTCAACACTGTCAAGTGTCCTTTCTTCCATGCACTCTTACGTTCAGAGCCGGTTCAACCAGATCAAGAGTGCAGCATCCTCTATTCTCTCAGCCTGGAAAACTCACTGGAACAATTTCAAGAGCGCAACAAGTTCAGCCGCGAGTTCAATTAACAGCGCGTTAGGCTCAATGCTGTCTTATGTTCAGAGCAGATTCAACTCCATAAAATCTGCAGCTGCTTCAATACTGAGCGCATGGAAAACGCACTGGAACAACTTTGTATCTGCTACAAAAACAGCTGCAAGTAACATAAGCAGCAGTCTTTCTTCCATGCTCTCTAACATGCAGAGCAGGTTCAACTCTATAAAATCAGCCGTGTTAAGCTTACTGAACGATTGGAAAACGCGCTGGAACAATATCATAAGCTCCACGAAGACCGCAGGCTCTCAGGTAGTAAACGCAGTAAAAGGTATAGCCTCGGATGTAAAAGCCCTGGTATCAAATTTCTCAGCTGCAGGACGGGCTATATTGGACGCTCTGTATGATTCTATATCGTCTGGATTCAGTAAGGCAATTAAAAAGGCCAAGGACTCCCTGAAGGAACTGAAATCTTACCTGCCTTCTTCACCGGCTGAAAAGGGTCCTTTCCGTGTTCTGCCTAACTGGGATGCCGCTTTTTCAGATCCTATCGAAGCTTCAATCAAAAAAGTCAGGTCCATGTCTGGAGATCTGAGAAGCGCACTATCAGGACTCAGAAGCCCTATAGATTCTTCTCTATCAGCTGGATTCAGCAGGATCTCGAATATTACAAACTCTTCTACCACGTACGGAGGGGACACCATAAACATTGGTCCAAATACCATAAGCAATGGTATTGACCTGCAAGCAATAATAGCAGAGATCGAGAGGCAGACAGCTAACAAACGCAGGGCAAGGGGGCTTTACAAATGAGCTTTATATCAGTGACTTTCGCAGGTCTGCCAGTCTCAGCCTATCAAGACACTGAAAAAAATTTCACGGTAACAGCGAAGGAAGTGCAGCTTTATAACGGCGATTTTTTCGCTGCTATAAGCAACAAAAAACGAGATTTCCCCCGCTCTTTCGACTGCTATACAGAGGATTATACCGAGATCTCCAATCTAGCGGACGCTATCGGCACATTCGGCACTCTGGTTATAGAAGGTGAAAGTTTTCCAGACTGTTACATCTCGGACCTCGGAGCTATCAAGGAAGTTGTCCGGGGGTCCGGGAAATTCACATACTCAATAAAATTCTCGAAGGTCGATCAACATTGACAGCAACAGAAACAGCGTCCCTTACGGTCATTGATATCAAATCTAGGGACCGCGAGGGCAACATAACCGAGCATATCAGGATACATCCAGATGGAAAAGAGGAGGTCTTAGTATCGCGACACTAACAGATAAGGCACTTGAAGCAGCTGCAAGAATGATTATAGGGGCGTCCCCTCCTGATCCTTTTGTCTATATGGCCACAGGGACGGGGGCAAGGGCCGAAAGTACCGCCGACACTGCATTAGAAAACGAAAACACGCAATACGGAGCACAGAGGGCGCAGGCGACCGTATCTTATGTCAGTCTTGGGATTTCACAGTGGTCTATTCTGTATGCCTTTACTGGACCAGTGACGATCAGGGAACTGGGGATATTCAACGCTCCCGTAGGCGGTGACATGTTCTTAAGGCATGTGCTCTCGGAAAATAAAACCTATTCCGACGGTGAGAGCGTCGAGATCACGATTACGAACACAAATACAAGGGTAACATCCATCTAAGGAGCTCTGGAAAATGGTCACGCTTAATATCGTTCCTGTCGACGATCCCCCTTATACCGTGGATGATGACGGTGCTATCCACATTGTTCTGAAGGATACTGCTAATACCTACGCAGACGGCAGCAACCCGCAAAAAGATTTTATTGTCATTCCGAAAGAGCAAACGATGCAGGGTCTAAACAAGGCTCTGATCCTGGCTAAGGAAGAGGCAATCGATTATTTCAGGAAGGAAGCTGAACGAATCGCTTATAGGCACTTGGTAATTACCGGAATGAACCATGTCACAATTCCCGAAGTGATCTTCTCAGGAGACCCTGCCGGATACGAGAAGATCGAGAAAATAGGAGTCAACAAAGACGAAATCATCATTGCAGATTCAATAGACGTTAGGATTATAAGTGCTGATATATGCGAAGTATCGGCTGCTGTTCTTGGAAAAGATCAGGACAGATCCCAAGCAAGAAATGTGAAAATCACGTGGAATAGAAACGAGGGTCTTGATTCATGCCGGGACAAGCTAATCACGGCGTATAATAACATAATTTCAACACCAGAAGACGCTATTAGATCACAGCTTATACAAGGAATTGGTACAGTAGTACCGGAATGAGGTGATAAATATGACACTTTCGAAAACACCAACTCTTATACTTGACAGCGTAACCGTAGCAGCAAACAGCGCAAGTGCCGCAAGTACAGGCGTGGACCTGAACGATGCGGTTGACTTCGGCATTGGATACCAAATGACGTTTCACTCAAGCGCAACAAAGGGCGCAAGAATAGACCTCTATGCAGATCCTGCAGGAGCTTCACAAAGTTTCACCATCGGGACTTATGCCGATCCCTGCGACTCAGGGGACGTTCAAGTCGATGCGGGGCACCAGGTACAGGGATTTATACAGATGCAGAGAGCCGCCCGTTATGTGAGGGCTAGAGTGGTAAACCTTGACACTGGGCAAGCAATAACAGGCTGTTCACTCTGGGCAATTGTGCAGAAACCTTAAAACCTTCTCCTGGGTGGAAGCGTGAGTATAAACCCTTATCTCGCTTGGAAGTATAAGCTAGAAGTCCATGTCGCAGGATTTTCGACGACTAAGGATTTCCTGGCTAACATTACCCTTCTCTATCGTCCAGGTATGCGGGCAGACTTCCGGGATATAAGAGCCTCTACCAAAACAGGGGCGAAAATCCCTCTGTTTATCGAGTCTGTAACGGAGTTCAACCAAGCTTTTATCTGGTTTAAACTTCCTAAAAATTGCGATTTCTTTTATCTGCACTACGGAAACGGCGGGGCAACTTCCGAAAGCGACGGTAAGAAGGTTTTCACATTCTTTGACCATTTTGAGAAATTGGATTCCACTGTCTGGCGTTTAATAGCCGGCTCAGCGACTGTTTCAAAGTCGATACTCACGCTTCAAAACACGTCACAGAGTAGCGTTTTAGAAAGCTACTCGACATTTCCCCCTAACACAGTGGTGGAAATCAGGGCACAGTACAACGCAGGCAACCGCACAATCTTTGGATACCGGAGTTACAGCTCACAAAAAGCAGCAGCCTGGCAGAGCTCGGCAGTAGGAGACGCGAATAATCAGAGGTTCGCTCACAACGGATCTACTGGAAATTGGGACTCCGATGGCGTTAACAGGGCAGGGGGTTCCTATTATGTTTATGGAGTCGCCCACATTGTTACAGGCCCGCTTTACTACGTCAATTATACCTATCGCGGGACCATTACAGATTACATCCCCGGAAACGTCTCCCTGCCTGTTCAGTTCTATTGCTACTCAAATACAGGACCATTCAGGGTCGATTGGGTTAGGGTTAGGGATTTTGATGCGACCCTACCAACTCTCACGATAGGGCGGAAGTTCACAACCCAGCCTAAAGGATTTCCCTGGGATAATGCAATTACAGAGGCAAATACCAGGATGGGAATGTATCCATCCGTAAATATAAAGTCATTTTTAAAAAATATTAATACTAAATTAGGAATGAAAGCGAGCGTGATGTTCAGACGGCCGCTTTTCTATAGCCCCCAGCTCAGAAGTCCTTATCCTCGCTGGAAATACAAAGGAGAAATAGAACTTGGAGAACAGGAGAGCCCGGCACGGGTCCGGCTCCCTATCCTCCCAGGCATGGCCCTCGACGGTCGAGACCTCAGATATACAGATCTCGACGATAAAGAGCTAAAATTTAACATCTTTGATACTGGGCTCGACTTCCTGGACTGCTGGGTCGAGATCCCTGCTGGGACCACCCGGATAAAATTTTATTACGGTAACGGAGTCGCTAAAACAAAGAGCGACCCCTCTATAGTCGGAGTCCCACAAACAGAAACGATCGTAACCGTAACCCCCCATATAGGCGGAGGGGGCGACGTCTGGCAGCTTCCAGGCTGGAAATATTGTCAGGAAATAAACCTCTCGGCTTCGGCTACCGGAGGCGAGCAGATCCTCCTCTCTATTCCATACCGTCCAGGCATGACAGCAGACGGCAGAGATTTAAGATTTTATGACCTGGCAGGGAATAAGCTTTCGTACTTCTTAGAAACCATTACATCCTCGACATTTTCGGTATGGGTAAAACTTCCTGCTCTCCATGATAAAATTATAATGGTTTTCGGCAACGGTCTTGCTACCTCTGAAAGTTCTGCATCGGATGTTTTCGACCTTTTTGACGATTTCGAAGGGTCTACTCTTGGGTCTGAGTGGACTCTAGAAGGAGGGACGGCCTCAGTTACCAACTCAACTCTGGTATTAGGAAGTACGGAACGTAATAGTTTAATCCGGGGATCCTCTACTTTCGGACCAGGGCATCTGGTAGAAATGAGGATGTACCACCCGAACCAAAACCAGACCATTTGCGGCTTCTGGTCTGCATCTAATCAGAGGGCGTGCTGGTTAGGAGCTGCGGGGACAAATTACAATGATCATACACATACTTATAACGGTTCTAACTATACAAATACAGACGATGGAATAAATAGAGGCGGTACAACATTCCACAAATACGGAATAACTTACGAGGCTGGTAGTGTTGGTTTTTTCGTGGATGACAATTACCGTCGAACTATGACCGTAACAACCCCTTCTGGATCTATCCCGATTTCGTTTTACAGTACCGTAAATAAAGGTAATCTAGTCGTCGATTGGGTAAGGGTCCGCAAAATTACCAATATAACCGGGACTCTCGGAAAGCTGACAAGGAAAACAGGGGCGATATATTACGAGACCACGACCGAAACAAATATCGAAATTATACCAGAGATACAGCTCTCCCACCGCCCACAGTGGAAGACTCCACAAATTTATTATGAATACATAAAGTTACCCTCGTCTTTTATGGGGATGGCCCCAGGAGAGCCGACATTTAAGGAGCGTCGAGAGCTTGGCGATTATGCTATTGTATCCTGCGAGGTTAACAGGTCCATTAATGACGCTTATATGCAGCTCTCGACCGAGTTTCAAAACCTTACTGTCCCTCCAGAAGGCAGCACGATAAAACATAATGCATATGACTCGCATGGCAACCCTCACTTATTATTCCATGGAAAAATAGTAACTAATTCGCCGACTCACGGACATTATTCCCAAACCGTGAAAATGCACGCGGCGGATAACAGTATAAACCTAGTAACTCAGCCGGTTCCTTGGAATTTTCAAATAGTTGATACCACGGATGTTTCTATCCAAACCTGGATAAACAGGTTATTAGAACCAGAAAAAACAGGGGTTTATCCGAACACTATTATTAATGTTAATGTGGAACCAAGGCAATTTATTTTTGATCCAAAAGCTAAGCGATTAGAGGCTATTCGGAAACTCGCTGAGTATGCGAGATGTATGTATCAGACGAAACTCATAACAAGAGAAATTGATGGGCATATAATCACAAGACCAGAATTTTATTTTGTGCCTCCAGAACGGATTGACGAGCCCGTTAACGGCTTTGACCTCCCTGCCCCCTTAATCCTTGATGCTGATACTAGTAAGCTTATTAGCGATCCTCATGTAATGAATGAAAGCGAAGAGAAATATAACTCAGTCCTTGTTTATGGGGTATTAAGCGAAAACGGGGAAACCGTAGTCGCTCAGGCGTTTTCTTATGAAGTTTATACAGGCGAAGCAAAGGCAAAGGTCTACACTATAGAAGATAATGCTATTACTGAGAAAGCAAGCACAGCCGAACGTGAAGCTATCAAATGGCTACTCTATTTCCTCTCAGAAAGAGTAACAGTTTCAATGTCGTTTGTTGATAGATTCGATTTTGAACTGTACCAAAGAATTCGTTTCGGCAAAGGATTTTCAAATAAATTGCAAGGATTAACTCAATCTACACAAGTCAAATATGTTGCAGCTTGCGATCCTAGGGATGCAGCTAACAGCACTCATCTAGTTGAAGTATCAGGAGTTCCACGCCCTAGATGGTTGAGAATCTCTGATCTGAAATATTCAAGTGAACACCTGATAGAATCTGTACAGGTTACGGCAATCACAGACATGATCTATTCAGTAGTTGACCCTATTGTCACTGCGCCCTGGTCGGATTATCTCAGTCCTGGCTACTACAAGCCCATTATAGACGATCTAGTAGATACAACTCAATCCATCGTAGAAGATAATATAGCAAAACAGTTGACTCCTGAGAGCTGCACGGTCCTGTCAATCAATGAAGAGAATAATACTGCAGTAGTTCAAACTGCCTCTGGAAAACTTGTCACGGTGTCCCTCGCATGACCACAGTATATGTTTCGAATCTTGGAACGGATGAGTATACTGTAGATGGGACTGCCGATGATGTCCAGATCAACCAAGCGCTCTTATACGCGCATAATAATGGATCAGATGGCAATCCTATTACGGTCTATCTGAGAGGGCCCTACACGTATGAGCTTGCATCCTGGTTGATAGTCGGGAATAATACGATTTTCACAGGCGATGAGACCGCAAAACTCAGGCTCAAAAATAATGCAGGCTGGCCAAATATCTATACAGCGACTGACCCTGGTACTGAGCCTCTCCTGAAACAGAGAGTTAACCCTATCCGAAACGTCGAGGTCCATAACTTCGAAATTGACGCAAACAAGGACAACCAACCCGGATACGCACACGGAAAACTAAATTACATTATAATGTTTTTCACGAATGCCACAAATATTTCTATGCATGATATGTATATTCACGATGGGCAAAGCGACGGCATGAGGATGGCAAATAGCAACAATCTATACTTTTTTAATAACAGAGTAGAGCGTATGGGTCACGATGGCTGTTTCTTTCTAAGGTCTCAGAATTTCTTGATTTTCGGGAATGTAACTAAAATAAGAACCAACAGCGCACACCGAATTTATAATACAGGGCATGGTAAGATTTTTAATAATTATATGGAGCCTTACGCTTTAAATTCCCTGGCTGGAAACCCTGGCATACAAATCGAGCACGGCGATGATACGTATGATATGTCAGGAATAGAAGTGTATGGGAACGAGATAGTTAACGCCTGGGGGGAAGGGATGTGGATAATAGAGTACGGTACAGGCTCGAATCAATCAAATAAGGGTTTATACGTCCACGATAACATTATAAGAGGCTGCGGAAGGATTACTACAATTAATTATAACGCAGGTATCGCGATCGGCGGCTGGAATGGTGCAACATTTGAAAGGAACACTATAGAAGATTGCTATAACGCCGGATTTCTCGTTTATACGGCCGCAGGAGCTCCAACTACCCTATATGTAAAGGATAACGTAATCACAGGCACAAAAATTACCCTTAATAGCTCGAAACCT